ATAGCTTCTAGTCTTTTATGCTTTTCGTCTAAGTTTTCAGCTAGTTCTTTTTGTATCCAGTTATTCTGTTTCCATATAAAGTAACCAAATGCTATGGTCATTGTTACAGGTATACCGAATGTCTCCAGTAGATTTATGATGTCCACTCGTATTCTCTCCTGATACAAATAGATTATTTATAGCCGCCTCCCGCTTTCTTGTATTCACTAGCTAAGAGTTGCGCTTTTCTAGCAGACCACTGACCAGCATTACCACCTTTTGTACCAGCTTTGATCTTTTCAAAAAGCCGTTTACGCATAGTAGGCTTAGTATAATTACCAGCTTCATTTACTTTGGATTTTGCTTTAGCTTTAGGCATTAGGCACCTGTAAAGGTATATTGTGCAGGTTCTTCTTCTACTGACACTAGAATATCAAATGCCGATGGAGATCCTGCACTATAAGCTACAATCTTGTCACCAGCGTGCATAAAGAAATAGCCACCATTGACTAAGTTAAGAATACTTTTACCGGCTAATCCTGTATCTCTCATAATATAATGATACACATTCTCTTCTTGATGATAAAACTGCACACTACAGTTTTGTGTGGAATTATCACTATTGCTTATATGCAAATACCGTACAGTACCATTATAGTTAGGTGGGCAAGTGTATATAACATCAGCACTTGCACCACCAGTTGTAGCTGAAAGGGTATAGCCTTGTGTGTGGTATTTATAGACCGTACGTTCAGGCATTAGTCTTACCTAAAGAGACCGCCTTTACGATAGTCTTTTTTACTAAAGCGATTTTGCATCTGACCGCCCATGTTCATTTTCTTAGGCTTACTGGTACCACCATACTTATGTTTACGGATACCGTCTTCACCGCGTGACGTGAGACCCAACTTACGTGGGTCCATTTCTTGAATTAACTTTTCTGCTACACTAGAGTCTTTAGATTGTTTAGCTTCTTTAGCTATTTGCTGTAGTTCCTTTACAGGAGGAAACATACCTTTAACTTTGGAGGCTGTCATCTTTCCCGTATTATATCTACTTGCCATGTCTATAGCTGCATTACGATTCATCATATACCGCTCTGCATCAAAGTCTTTACCACTTTTTACTTTTTCCATAATATTTTCTAAGACGCTAACCTTATTGTTAAAAGCCTTATTGCCGCTATCAGATGCTTTTCTGGCAGCGCCTAACATCATACGGCCTGCTTTTGTACTTGCCATAGTTATTACCCTTTCATTTATTTAAACAGACCGCAGCCATACTTTGTACTGCCTGTTCTAGATTTCTTTTTATTGTTGGCTTTAGACGGGCGTTTCTTTTTAGATACTAACACACCGTCGTTTGCAAATATAACGTCCATACGACCGCCACCTGTAGGTAGTCTGAATCTTTGAACTTTCTGACCCTGAGACATTCTTGCTAAGTCTGCTGGGGCAATAATCTCACGTAATTGAGACTTAAGCCCCGATACAGTATAATTATTGCCATCTATTCTAAAACTATTAACACCTAAATTTTGTGCTTTTCTAAAAGCATCTAATACATTTGCTGTAATTTTAGGAGGCTTGTTCCCAGCAGAAGCCCCTTTACCTAACATAGTGTACTTAGTAGAACCTAATTTTTCCATAGCTATATACTACTTTAAATTATTACGAGTATGACGTACCATGCCTTTGTCTTTACGCATGTCTATGTTACCTGTACGTTGATTAGGCGCACATACATAACCACCGTCTTCATACTGATGAATAGTAACGCTGTGCGGTCTACGCGGTACGTCAGCAGAATCTTTACGGGGATTTCTGGGTACTCGTTCCATAGGATTGCCACCAGCTTCGTTTACGTCACCAATGGTTACACCGGGCGGTAAAGGTTTACGTGCCATTGTTAAATTCCTCTAAGGCTTCTTCAATCTCTGACAGCTTAAATGTTTTACCCGTGCGCTCTTGTAAAGCAGCACGGATATAATGCACGTCAGAATGATACAGATGTAAGCTACGTAAGTTATCTGATACGATAGCTTGATAGAAACTATCTAGAATATTAGTTTCTGGACATAGTTTTACGGATTTGTTTTGCATTGTCAATACGGATATGGGATTTATTTATTATATGTACAGATATATACTGTACTCAGCGTTATAACATTTAATGTTTAAGTATTATTAAGTTAATAAATTATAAATGTTTTAACATTAGTGTTGTAACACTGTCCTAAGTTTCTATAATTATACCCGATTTACCCCGCCGTGTCAATCGGTATCGTAAAATAAATATAAACTGTTGCATAAAAGACACACATATAAGGTACACAAACTCAATACTGTTTCACAAATGCAACACTTTCCAGCTTTATATAACAGCGCTTAAATACATAAGTGGTTAACAGTATAAAAAACCTGATCTGTGTAGGGGTACATACACAATAACGTCACACCCGGGGGTGGCCCATGCCCGTCCCCTCTCTCATATGTGCGCGCGGCAATGGTGCGTATGATGCGTAAGCGTTGCCGTATGCATGAGAGCAGCAATCGGTCCAATCGTTGGACTGTTTAACTCATTGAGAGTTAAGGATTTATTCAAATACTCCAAGGAATTTACAATTCCTCCAGATATCTCAGACCGAATCCGACCATGCGACACTGAAGGTGTCGAAGTATCAGATGTTGGAATACAGCTTTAGCTGTCCTACCCTACCATCACCAATTCGGTTGGCTCAGTCTCGCGAGTTTAGCGCACGAGTTTCGGATTTACTTGTAAATCCTGCAACCGCAACGAAACGACCTGCGCCGAAGATCGCACATGCACAGCAATCTTCGATTGCCAGCTACCCTTCAAGCTCCAACTCAGAACCCCTTACGTCCTTTCTTACGTTTTCTGTCTTGAACTTTAGTGAAAGACATAAAACTTAGAAAGGACTTAGTACCATGACAAACCAAATCACTCTCAACGCCGAAGTCGTTACCGAAGGTAAGTTTATAGCTAAAGCTATTCGTCAATTCGACGGAGCCTTTGCTAAAGCAATTCTGGAAGGAAAGTCAATCGACGTTCGGTTGGGTAAATTCCTAATGGAATTGAACAAGCTTGCCGAACAGCATGGCCTGAAAGGCAAAGCGAAGTCTGGCTTGTTATCACAAGCTGGAGTTGCCAACATCGACAAGCGGCGTCGTTCCGACGCTGTACAACTCGCTACCAATCTCGTAGAGATTCAGGACTTCATCAAGTCCACAAAGTGGAAAGGCAATCACACTACTCGGCTTCTAGCCGATTGGAAGAAAGCTACTGTTAAGCCTACGGCTTCCAGTGACAACGACACTAAGTCTAGCAAAGCTAGTGACGGCAAAGCTGCAACAGGTTCGATAGAACCTAACAGCTTAGACGGCAAGCAATTAGCTACGCTAATCCTGTCAGTCGCTAAAGACCGCAAAGCGGTTGAAGAGATGATGGCTCACCTCTCTGCTGCCATGCAGCGTCAGGACGAGAAAGCTACCAACGTAGTTGCTATCTCAGCCTAATTCCAACCTACGGTTGAACGGTCCAGCGATTGGACTGTTCAGCCTTCCATTCGGAGAATGATTATGCGAACCCACATCAAGACCTTCGGTCCTAAGATCCGCTCTAACTTTGCTCGGTTTGACATTCTGCATGGCATCGAAGATGGCAAGCAACCCGAATGGCATAGACTGGACATCATAGCCGAAGGCCGCAAACGTGAGTGGCTTGAGAAGCAAGCCCAAAAAAAGTTTGAGACAGAGCTTGACAATGCTCTTGCCAATTTGCTTTAGTTAGGAGGTCTTAGTCTATACACTCTCTTAACGTAGTGAAGAGTGTATATACTTAGACCACCTTAAACGGTCCAACGGTTGGACCATTCCGAAGGAGAGTTTACATGGATCAAGCAAAAAAAGTTACGATGCAACAGGTTCAAACATGGGCTGACCCGGAGAGCGGGTTGATAGACGATTTCGTATACACTTATCTTTTAGATTTGGGAAAGAACCCAAAGAATATTTCTTTTGACATCGTAGTGAGATACGAAGATGCTAGTTAAACCCGGTCAAAAGATTGCTGTATGGTTTTCATGTGGTGCAGCTAGTGCTGTTGCTGCAAAGATAACTTTGGATATGTACAAAGATACTAATGAAATACACATTCTAAATAATCCCATTCTAGAAGAAGATGAAGATAATCAGAGATTTCTACGGGATGTGTCTGAGTGGCTACAATATCCTATCCAGCATGTGACATCTAAAACTTTCCCTAACCAATCTGTCAAAGAAGTTTGGGATAAGAGAAAATATATGTCAGGTGTTGCTGGTGCGCCATGCACGTATGAACTGAAGAAAAAACCGAGACAGGAGTGGGAAGAAATTCATAAGCCTGACTGGACCGTTTTGGGATTCACGGCGGATGAAGCGAAAAGAGCAGATAGGTTTAGGCTAACAGAAAGAGAAAGTTTATTAACACCATTAATAAATTGTGGCTTCGACAAGCAAGCGTGCTTTGACGTTATACAAGATGCAGGCATAAAATTACCGGAGGCTTATTTAAATGGTTTACCGAATGCAAACTGCATTGGTTGTGTTAAAGCTAGTTCGCCTACATACTGGAATCACGTCCGCAAGATGTACCCAGACACTTTCCAAGATCGTTTGGAACAATCAAAACAGATTGGAGCTAAACTTGTTTTAGTTAAAGGTAAACGCATACAACTAGAAGACTTAGATCCGAAGGCTAAAGGTAGAGCTATGAAGGAATACGAAATAGATTGCGGAATATTTTGTGAAGAGAGAGAATAGATGCTAGTTAAAGAAGCTAAACAATTTGGCAATGTATCTACTGGTAACACGAAGATGCCCGGCACTACGTTTGCCATCGACGCCTTTGCTTGCAAGACAGGCTCGAAGCTTGCGAAGGTGAAAGGTACGCCGTGCTATAGCTGCTATGCCCGTCGCTTGCAGAAGCTACGCCCATCAGTCGATCAGGGGTGGAAGGCCAATCTAGCTAAATGGGAAGCCAGTGAGCCGGAGCAATGGTCACAAGCTATGGCTTTCCAGATCATCCGTTACAACAGCGATGGCTACCATCGTTGGTTTGACAGTGGTGACTTGCAATCAGTTGAGATGCTCGACGCCATTGTACAAGTATGCCGCATGACGCCTAATGTACGTCATTGGTTGCCTACACAAGAGCGTGACATACTCAAAGCCTACACGGGAGAGATACCAGCTAATCTAACAATTCGATTGAGTGCATCTAAGATTAACGGCAAAACACCTAACTATGCCAATACGTCTGGAGTATCTCAAGACAAGTCTACGGTTACATGTTTCGCTCGTGACAACGGCAACTCATGCGGTACATGCCGTGACTGTTGGGACAGTAACGTGCAGCACGTAGTCTATCCATTACACTAACGGTCCAACGGTTGGACCATTCAAAGGAGAGTATACATGACTTTAAATAATCAAAACATCTATGCCACACGGCCTTTCAAGAGTGGCCCTGTCTACGTAGTTAATCTTTATGGGGAAGGCAGGCTATACATGCAAGTCCCATTCAAGACTAGAAAGGTAGCTAAAGTATTCATGTCTCGCTACGATAACTGGGACAAGCTCTGCGCTCGTGTACCAGAACGTCAGCCTGTACAGGGAGAGTTGGAGCTAGTGGCATAATGGGTACGGAATTAATTCTTATCGGCATGGTGGCTACGTTAGCCATCAACATAGCGTTAGCACTCAACATCATATAGGAGACAATGCATGTGGACTAGCGAGACAGTAAACTTTGTTTTTGCGCCCGACAAAGACAAAAAGATGGGCGACAAGATGCTCAATCTTTTAAATGAAATTGATGAGCTACGTAAAGAAACTAGAGTCTATAGAAAGCTAATGAAATCTAAAATAAAAAACCTGAGAAACTTAAAAAAACAATATCCACGAGTAATATTGTGGACTGACGAAGTTGAATACGACGATTTTTTTGACGTTTAATTACAGGAGAGATATGACATGCCAAATTGGGTACAACAAAAAGTAGTTATCAGGGGTGACATAGTACGACTACGACACCTACAGGGTGGCTTACATAAAAAAGAGTTTTGCAATACTGTTTTACCTATGCCCTTCGTACATGCTTCATCTCTGGATGATGGCTGGAGGGATTGGACTATACTAAATTGGGGTACTAAATGGGAAGTTTCCGATATAAGCGACGTCACACTCAAGACTTATGACAACGACACTGGTAAGCTGACGTTCACATGCAACACAGCTAACACTGCACCGCAGCCTGTATGGGATCATCTATTCCGTTTGGGACTTCGTGTATCCGCAGCCTATGCTGACACAATGATGGACCTGTATGGGTTCTATGAAGATGGTGACGACATGCGGGACTCTGGTGCTGCAACTATGGTGAGCATGATGCTCGACATAGACATTGACCAAAAAGAATGTGCATAAAGGAGATTTGACAATGAGCTTTTTAAAAGTAAAACTACAGCTAATAAATTACAGGATCAAACGTATGGCTCCCCGTATTGTACGGGAGAACATCCATTCTAGTGGCTACAAAGTGGAGTCGCTTGAGCATTACATGAAGGTGACGGACGGGAAGTGGGTACTCTACTACCCATATAGCAAGCGTCACCGTGATCCCATGTTACAGAGAGGTATATACTGCATTGAAGAAGGACCGGGCTACTCACGGGTCTATCGTGAGACCACCAAACATACCAGCAAAAAGCCTACGACTAAGAAAACCCGCAGTCGTAAGGCCGCGTAAGGGTAAAGGTAGTTACAAACGGTCCAACGATTGGACCAATCAGAAGGAATCAAATGATGTACAGTAACACACACGAAGTACACTTTCGTATTGACGAAGTGCATGACACTAAAGTCGAAGTCTATAACATGGACTTTGACACGGCTATCTGTAGGGCTGGAGATATTGTTCAGTCCTGCTACCCAGACGCGAAGGTAGAATTTAAGTTTGCAAAGGAGTTTGATCGCTCTGAAGAAGGCGACAGACTACCTAAGATCATGGGCTACAACGGGTGGAATAGATATTGAGATTGTCCGACCAATAACTTTAATGGAGTGACATATGCTTACTGCATCTTTTCTGTGTGCGGCGTTGGCCGTGTACTATGAAGCACGTAATCAGCCGCCGGAAGGTCAGCGGCAGGTGGTGCATGTCATACAAAATCGTGTAGATCATTGGGGCTTTCCCGATACAGTGTGTGAAGTGGTGAAGGAACGCCATCAATTCTCATTCTATTGGGACGGTAAACCTGAAAGACCAAGAGACAAACGTGCATGGAAGGCAGCACAGCAAGCAGTCATAGATGCCTATGACCATCCGTATGAGAACATGGGGGCGACACACTATCATGCCACATACGTCCAGCCATACTGGTCCGTTGACTTCTATGAGTTGGGGCAGATAGGCGATCACATATTCTACGCAGACCACAAAGACATAGGAGTAATAATGAGATGAGTAGCATAGACACACTAGCTAAACGAGTGAAAGACAAAGGCGGAAACTTAGACATACAGTACCAGAGAGGTGACACCATTGGGCTGGACTATTGGGTTATAAATATAATGACGCTCAAGCCACCATTCTTTGACTCGATGACATGCCACACCATAGTAGGTGGTGCTGGTGATACACTCACTAAGGTAGCTAACAAAGCTAACGGAGCATTCAAATGAACATATTCTATCTCAGCAGTTGTCCAGTTGACGCAGCAAGTTTTCACTGTGACAAGCACGTAGTGAAGATGATACTGGAGTATGCACAGCTACTCAGTACAGCACACCATGTACTTGACGGGGACGACGCACCGGAAGGTATCTACAAATGCACACACAAGAACCATCCATCAGCAGTATGGGCTAGACAATCATCAGGTCACTACGCGTGGCTATATGATTTATTTGTAGAATGTTTAGACGAGTACAAACGTAGGTATGTTCGAGAACATGCGACAGCGAGACTCAAAGACACGCTACTTAAACTACCTAACAACATACCTTTGGATGGGTTCACACCACCGCCACAATGTATGCCTGATGAGTACAAGTGTGAAGATGCAGTGCAGGCTTATCGTAACTATTACAACGGAGACAAAGCCAGCTTTGCTGTATGGAAATATAGTGCTACACCTACTTGGTACACGGGGGCAGAAGATTATGCTAGAGTTTATTAGTGTACTACTCAGTCTGTTTGAAACACCATCTAACAAATACAATCTGTAAGGAGAACTAAGTTATGCCTAAAGTTACTAAACAAAAAGAAGTTACATATCGTTGGGGTTGGGACGAAGACACAAATGAACCAATTATGATAACTCTTGAAGAGTGTGTTAGAAGAATAGCACCGTTAATTACAGAACCAGTCAAAAGTATGCAGGATCTTGACGGTGACATGATGATGTCTGACTATCAAAAGTTGGTTGACGCATCATGGAGGATTAAGTCCATCCTTAAAATGCTAGACGATAACAAACAGGCTTGACGGCCTGACTGTTTTCCTATACTACTAAATGAAACACGGCAATTAAGGAGAGAACCTATGCCATTAGATAGCAACATCTTTCAACTCAATACCAATCTTACTGACAATATGTTCGGAGATATACCCGAAGCTATTGACTTCGACGTTGAATTCCAACCTACCCGTATGTCGGGTAAGAACTACGTCGTAAACAAGAACACGGATGACGTGATTGGTATTGTCGGTAAGACATACCCATACAACCCGCATCCTGAGTACTTCAAAGAAGTGCAGAATGCTATAGCAGAAAACCTGTCAGCTAATGATCTTGCAGGTGCAGATGTACGCTGGAAGACTGCACGTTGGGGTGCCTTTGCATTGATGGACATAACCCTACCAAACGTACGTTATCCCGTCACAACTAAGAAGCACCAGACAGATGTAGCACAGCGCATCGTAGCCCTGCATGGGGTAGACGGGCTGTGTTCTAATCAAGTGTACTTCGGTGCTATTGATAGCTTCTGTACCAATGGTAACATCAGTGGTGATTGGGGTAAGGTACGCCGTAAGAACACATCTAACTTCAGCTTAGAAAAATTCATACAAGAATTGAACGAAGCGAAGACAGACTTCCATGAGCATGGACGTATGCTCCAGACATGGGCTGACCGTGAGACTAACCTTCACGATGTGCGGTACACGCTTGCTTCCATTATGAAGTCTGACCGTCTGGCTAAGAAGATGTCTGACCTGTACTTAGCGGAAGCTAACACACGGGGTCACAATGTCTTTGCTTTGTACAGTGCGATGACTAACTACGCTACGTATGCTGACGAGCGTAATGGATTCAAGCTGAAGAAGAGTGACAACGATAACGAAGCTATCAATATGTTCGGTAGAGAACAGCACGTATCGCAGTGGATTAGTCACCCTGCATTCAAAGTACTAGCAGCTTAACTGGTGGGGGCTTCGGCCCCTTCCTTCTTTGGGGGGATAACATGGAGCTATATAAAAAAGAAGCTGCAATAATCCGGCAGTATTCTACCAGACGCCGCGCCAGACGCAGTCGCTGGGTAAAGTATATAAAAACATTATTTGGCTGCATAGATTGTGGATACAATGAACACCATGCTGCTTTACACTTTGACCATGTAGACAGAAAGTTAAAGGTAAAACCTGTATCTAAAATGTATTCAAGTAGTTTAAAAAAACTATTTGCCGAAATACGTAAATGTGAAGTGCGCTGTGCGGTCTGTCACGCTGTTAAAACCTACGAGCAAAAACAAAATGTTGGCGTACATAAAAAGGCAGGAAGACCACAAACCACTATACACAAAGCTTTAGTAGATGAACTGCTACATCTATATAAGAAAGGCAATACTTTACGTAGTATAAGTAGAGAACTAGATATACCTTACAACGCTGTTCGTAATGCTGTTATCAAATACAATGACAGGAGAGCCTTAAATGACTGACTTACCACGCTACGTCCGTCGCATTGTCAAGAGGGACAGGACTGTGATCTACCACTACGTGCCGCCACAGAAGTACATTGATCTGGGACTAGCACGTAGGCAGGTATTGACAAATGACATTCGTTCATCTCGGCGTATGGCTGATGAGCTTACCGCTAAGATAGATGAGTACCGACAACAGCAGAAGAATGTTCGTAGGCTACGTGTAAATGACAAGCTATCTGATCTGATTACACACTACAAACATTCGTATTCTTTCAAAGCCTTACGGGATTCTTCTCAGAAAGAATATGAATATGTTATGCGCTGTTTACTTGAGTACATTGGGGATGAATCTATTGGTGGTATCACGGTGCAAGATGCGAAGCAGCACTATGAAAGATGGTTGGAGCATGGTGTGTACAGAGCTAACAAGCTGTGTCGCATAGCTAGTGTGTTGTTTAACCATGCGCTTGACCATGACTTCATACCTCTCAATCCTTTCTCCCGTGTGAAACGTAAGATGCCCGTCCAACGTAAGGTTGTGTGGGAACATGAGCAGGTGCTTGAGTTTCTACAGGCAGCGTATTCTTCATTCGAGTGGCGGAATGTAGGTCTGATTGTACAGATGACGTATGAGTGGGTGCAACGGGTTGGTGATATACGGATGCTGGAGTGGAGTAGTCTCGACTTGAGTAAGAAAACCGTGACGCTAACGCAGTCAAAGCGACGGGCAAGAGTACACCTACCAATATCAGATGAGTTGCACCAGATGCTAGTAGACCAGCAAGAGCCTGACTTTGGGTTTCAAAAGTATGTAGCACCGAGACCTTCTCCTGTTGCTGGTGAGTTCAGACCTTATGGCATACATGATATTTCAAAGGTTGTCAAAGAAATTCTTGAGTACGCAGAGCTACCTACAGAACTACGGGTTAGTGATCTACGTAGGACAGGGGCTACACAGATGGTAGAAGGTGGTGTACCTACGACTTCAATCATGCAGGTTACAGGTCATGCAAATCCTACATCACTTAAACCATATCTTAAAAATACTTTACGTGGTGCAACCGAAGCTTTAAAAGGTAGGTTGACAGTATGATAGTTGCATGATACAAGTGTGTTTAGCACGGGAGAGATAGACATGAATGTATTAGAATATATTAAAGACTTAAACATTAGTATTGGTAGAACATTAAGGACTAATTGTCCTGTATGTAATGGAGTCAATACGTTTACAGCTACTAACATGGCTGGTGAATTACTATGGAACTGTTACAAAGCTAACTGTGGTACGAAAGGTAGATCGAAGGTAGCTATGTCAGCCAAAGACATTAAAGCTAAGATGGTATCTACACGCTGGGATCAACTACCTTCGTATGAATCCCCACTATATACTAGTAACACGAACCAAGAATTTGTAAGACCTACGTACATAACTAACGATAAACCCCCGCAACTATTCCAGTTTTGTGACATGTGGGGTATTGACTATGAAGATGTTTTGTACGATGTTAGAGACAATCGCGTTGTGTTTCCAATCATACATGACGGCAAGCTAGTGGATGCAGCAGGTCGCGCGATGGGCCACAGGTTGCCTAAGTGGAAACGCTATAACGCTTCGGGGTTGCCATATCACAAAGGTGGTGGTACGGTAGCAGTGCTGGTGGAAGATTGCATCAGCGCGTATCTGGTCGGGAGCGACGAACGGGTAGGAGTAGCATTACTCGGTACGTCTTTGTCGGAGTTGCACTCTGTGTTTCTCTCCCGCTTCGATAAAGTAATCGTCGCTCTCGATCCTGATGCCCTACCAAAGACACTTCAAATAGCGGGGAAGTTACGATCAGTCATAGCAGATGTGCGTGTTTTGCGTTTGTCTGATGACCTGAAGTATGGTAAAACTGTGGACTTAGAAGAGTTGGAGAGACTCATATGGAACTAGCAATACTAAGATCTTTAATGGACAAAGAGTTCTACGATGACCATCGTGGAGCTAAGTGTCCTGACCGTATCTTTTCTTCTGATGGTAAGAAGATTAAGAGAGCCATCGACAATGCGATGGAGAACTATAAGAGAGCCGTGCAGCCTGACGAGATAGAAGCCATCTTCATGGCAGACAATCCTTCAATGACTACAGCACAGAAGACTGCGTACTCTGCGCTGTTTGATAAGATACGTAACCAAACACCAATGGGTACAGACGTAGCACAGGACGTGTTCGTTAAGATGTTTCGTCAGGTAGTTGGTGAAGACATAGCCAATCTCGGATTCGATTATGTCAACGGTGACAAGTCTAGTCTCGAACCATTGCGTGAGTTACTTGATAACTATCAGGATAACTTCCTGCCGCAGCTACGTATCGAGTGGGAAGATCTGTCGCTCGATTCTTTGCTGGCTAAGAATGCTCTCGAAACTAGATGGGCTTTCAACATACCCACCCTTACCCGTAAGGTTCCGGGTATCAACGGTGGACACCTGCTTGAGATAGGAGCTAGACCTAACACGGGTAAGACTTCGTTCCATGCTAGTCTTGTAGCAGGACCGGGTGGCTTTGCAGATCAAGGCGCTAAATGCGCTATACTTTGTAATGAAGAAGGAGCACACCGTGTAGGCTCTCGTTACCTGACGGCTGCGTTAGGCAAAGAGTTGAAGGACATAGCTAACAACAAGCAGGCACTGTTACAAAAGTGGCAAGCCATGAAGCAAAGCGTGTTCATTACAGACGCAACGGGCAAAGACATGACATGGGTTGAGTCACTAGCTAAGACATTCAAGCCTGACATACTTGTGCTTGATATGGGCGATAAGTTTGCTAAGACTGGTGGCTATGCACGTATGGACGAAGCACTCAAAGCTAATGCAATCTATGCACGACAGATCGCTAAGATGTATGACTGTGCTGTACTGTATATGTCACAGCTATCTGCGGAAGCAGAGAACAAAGTCGTACTGAACCAGAGCATGATGGAAGGTAGTCGTACAGGTAAGGCAGCAGAAGCTGACCTGATGGTACTCATTGCCAAGAACCCACAAGTAGAAGGTCAAGACGAAGAAGACACACAACGTCACCTTAACATTGTTAAGAATAAGTTGACAGGATGGCATGGCATAGTGCATTGTGATCTTGATTATAAAGTAGCCAGATATACGGCATAGGAGATATACATGGTAGAACGTACACCCTCTAAGCTTCCGAAGTTGAAGTCTGTATTTGAAACACCAGTCAAAGTGTTCATATCAACTACGGACTCAACAACATCTAACAACCAAGTACCGCAGCTTGTCTGTGATAACATCATTGGGATTGTGTATGCCGATAAAGGTATACAGTTACACAGACACGATGAGCATGTCATATTCATACGCTATGAAACGATGAAGTACTTTGCTACGGAGCCGATGAATGCCTAACTTCAAACTCAGTGGTAGATCTTTATTGAGATTGAATGGTGTGAAGGATGAACTACGTGATGTGGTCACACGCGCAATTGAATTAACTAAAGTAGACTTTGGTGTGATCGAAGGATTACGTACGGAAAAGCGTCAGAAAGAATTGCTTGCTTCTGGTGCGTCACAAACCATGAAGTCTAAGCATCTCACAGGCGACGCAGTAGACTTGATGGCGTACATAGGTTCGCGTGGTTCATGGGAACTTAACTTGTATGACGACATTGCAGACGCAATGAAGGAAGCTGCAATCGAAAAGAACATAGGCATCCGGTGGGGTGCAGCATGGAACGTGAATGACCTTCGTAATTGGGGCGACACTATGGACGAAGCAATGAACTATTACATTGACACTCGACGCAACGAAGGGCGTAGGCCGTTCATTGATGCCCCACACTTTGAATTAATATAGGTGTTGTGATGGAAGACGAATGGGAGTACTGGATTGAACCAATCAACGGATGGAAGTATGGCTTTCCTAAACGTATTCCGTCACACATAACACTCGATAAAGTATATGAATGGTTGCCCGACAATGGACTAGCTCTGGGTGAGATAACAGGGAACAAATTGTTTGACTATAAGATCTGGAGAAAGAGACCAAATGTCAGAAGTTAAATTAGCAGGTTTCACACGGGCAGTAGAAGGTGGATCAGTAACTAACAATCTTGTAGATCTCGTCGCCTACTATGCCCGTGTGTCTAATCCAACGTCGCAGATAAGTGCATTGAATAATGACAAGCTAATTAATTATTTAATTAAGCACAAGCACTGGTCTCCGTTTGAGATGGTAAACATATGTCTCGATATCGTAACTACACGGGACATATCACACCAGATTATCAGGCACAGAACTTTCTCATTTCAGGAGTTTAGTCAGCGGTACTCAGCAACGGAAGTTGTAAATGAAATACGTGAGACTAGACTACAGGACACTACCAACAGACAGAACTCTCTTGAGAATGACAATGAAGTTCTAGACAAGTGGTGGATTGGACAACAGTCTGACGTTATGGACACAGCACATAGGTTGTATGACGCTGCACTGAAGAAAGGCATAGCCAAAGAACAGGCGCGTGTGATATTACCAGAAGGTTTAACACGCACTAGACTTTATATGAATGGATCACTACGTAGTTGGATACATTACATTGAACTACGATCAGATCCAGCTACACAGAAAGAGCATCGCATTGTAGCGACACAATGCGCTGACGCAATCTCACCAATCTTCCCAAAGATACGGGAGTTTGAGTGGGGATATGAAAAAGAAAGAGAGGTGAATTAAATGAAACGATTTATGAAATCAACAGTAGACGTACTGAGCGCAACAACAATAGTTGGTGTGGGCTGGGCGCTTATCTGGCTGCTTGCCCTGTCGGTACGTCCAGTATAAGAAGATGGCTATGTCACCTGAAGTTGAGATGCTAACTAGACTTGCTAAGTTAGTTAAGACAAAACAAATGTATGGTGACAGCTTTGAACAAGAAGAAATGTTAGCCTTATGGGAAGCACATCAAAACCTACTTGACTTTTGGAATATGATTCTAGAGTATAGGGTAGACGACGAAGTGCATTAAGGAGAGAAACATGAAGGTCGTTCTCGACGTAGAGAATACCGTTACCGAGAGAGGTGGTAAGCTTCATCTCGATCCTTACGAACCCACCAACGCACTAGTGATGGTGGGTCTTTTATTTGACACGGGAGAGCATCGTGTATTCACATTTAACCACTCTGAGAAACAATCTGACAGCACTGATCAACTACATAACATACTTTCGGACTGCACTGTTCTCATCGGACACAATCTTTTACACGATCTCACATGGCTATGGGAGACGGGCTTCCAATACGACGGTCCAATCTGGGACACGATGGTCGCTGAGTACATTCTTCAGGAAGGTCAGAAGAATCCGCTCTCGTTAGACGCTTGCTCTGAGCGTTATGATCTTACTGTCAAGAAGCAAGACACACTTCATAACTATCTCAAGCAGGGCTACAGTGTGGCTGACATACCACACGCAGAACTGTCAGAGTATCTGATCGCAGATCTCAAAGCCACGCAAGAGTTAGCCCTGAAGCAACGCACTCGTCTGTTGTCGGCTGAGTACAGCAGGCTCATGCCTACGGTTGAGCTTACCAATCAAGTAACTAAGACACTGGCTCGTATGAACCGTGCTGGTATAAAGGTAGATCGAGATGCACTTGAGCAAGTACGTGATGAGTTTGTGCGTGAGCGTAACGATTTGGTTACAGAGTTGGATCATATTGCTCGTGATCTGATGGGTGACTACCCACTCAATCTCAACAGTCCAGAGCAACTGTCGTGGTTGATCTACTCTCGTAAACCTAAAGACAAAAAAGATTGGGCAGATAACTTCCATGATCGTATGGCTGACGGTGACTTTAGATCTACTGTAAACAGCCTGTCCACTATCATGTACAAGCAGAAGGCGAAGCAATGTAAAGATTGTTTCGGGTCTGGTAAGGTACGCAAGACTAAAAAGAATGGAGAACCATTTGCTAGACCTACTAGATGTAGTATGTGCAATGGTGAAGGCTATCTTTATGAGTCAACAGATGAGATTGCTGGCCTGAAGTTTCGTCCACCAAATCCTAAATGGGTTAGTGCCAATGGCTTCAGCACCAATAAGCAAGACCTTACGTTGCTTGCAGCTACGGCTACACGCACTAATAATACAGTCGCACAGAACTTTCTTAGTAAGGTGACACGCCTGAGTGCAGTGGAGACATACCTATCTTCATTCGTTGACGGTATAGATACCTTCACTAAGTCTGACGGTATGCTGCACGTACAACTTACGCAGACGATTACTTCTACAGGTAGATTCTCTGGTCGTAATCCTAACATGCAGAACATGCCGAGAGGCGGTACGTTTCCGGTTAAGAAATGTTTCGTGTCTCGTTGGAAGGGCGGCAGCATACTCGAAGCTGACTTTGCACAACTAGAGTTTCGTGTAGCTGCATTCTTATCACAAGATAAACTAGCCATAGAGGAAGTAAGTAATGGTTTTGATGTACACTCCTATACTGCACAGGTTATCAGTGATGCAGGACAGCCTACGTCGCGCCAACAGGCGAAGGCACACACATTCGCCCCACTCTACGGAGCAACAGGGTTCGGACGCTCTCCTTCAGAGGCGAGATATTATGAACACTTCGGCGAGAAGTACAGAGGAATCGCAAGATGGCACAAAGAACTTGCAAGAGAAGCACTCAACGACGGACGAATAAGAACACCGTCTGGTAGATCATTTGCTTTTCCTGATGTGATACGACGTGCCAACGGTACTCCTACGTACTTCACACAGATTAAGAACTATCCAGTACAATCGTTTGCTACGGCAGACATTGTTCCGCTTGCGTTGCTGTACATAGAGAAGCAGCTTGAGCGGAAAGACACATGCATTGTGAATACTGTGCATGATTCAATCGTATTAGACGTGCATCCAGCGGAGATAAACTTTGCATTAAATGTAATTCAAGACACAAACAAAAACCTAAAGTCTCTCATTGATATTCAATGGGGGATAGACTTCAACGTGCCTTTATTATTAGAGGCAAAAATCGGGCCTAACTGGCTTGACACTAAAGATGTTACCTGATATAACTTCGGCTCTTGAAAGGAGATCACTATGAATCAGATCGCAACATTAAACAACGGAAACTTTGCTGAACTTGCTAGACTTGCAGGTATGGGTACACCAACTGGACAGAAGAAAGTATCTTCACTCATGCGGCTTGCCCTACAACACAAGCCTATCTCTGCGAAGCAAGAAGTGAAAGGTAAGAAAGTAAATGTAGAAGTAGTCGAAGGTGGCAGCTTCCGTATCGAAGAGCCTGCCGCTGACGGCAAGAAAATCTATTCCAGTAACGTGTCACTTCGTCCCTTCATGCAGCGTGTGTATTACAAACGCTTTGTGATGGGTGACGGTGATTCACCTAACAGGTTTATTAAAACTGTGATGGCGAATGACCTGAAGTCTGAACTAAAAGATACTGAAGGCGGCTTCAACTGTGGTAAGCCAAGTCAATTCTTTGAAGACTGGAATCAGGTTCCTGATAAAATTAAAGCAATCATACGTTCAACTAAACGTACTCGTGCTATATTCGGTACGATTAATGTTAAGGACGCATTGGATGCTGAAGGTAATCCAGTTGACACACCAGATCCGATACCAGCTATCTGGGAAGTTGACAACAAAGATGCATACACTACTGTGAACGCACCTTTCACTAAGCTATACAAGATGCAACAGCTTCCAATGAGCTACAACATTAAGCTCTCTACGGAAGAGAGGTCATTACCTAATGGTGATAGCTTCTATTTACCGCGTGTTGCTCTTGATCTTAGCACCAAGCTTGACCTACAAGACAGTGACGAAGAAACATTCTCTAACTTTCTTGAATGGGTGAAGGACCACAACTCCTATGTCTTGAATAGATGGGATCAGAGTAACGTCGAAGACGTTGACCCTGACGTTAAGGAGTTAGTGGACGAGTTCATCGACGTAGCTTCAGAGGAGGCTGCGTAATGAACCATCCCGCTGAACTGACGTTGCACAAATTGCTCTCAGAGTTGCGCGATGGCACAGCTTCAATGACTGATTCCTCCATTGAACAGATTGTGTCTGACGTGCGAGATGCATTGCAGCGTCAGTTTGGTGGGAGGGGACAGCACGAATTTAGATTGCGTATGTCTAACGTCGGGCGTCCCTACTGCCAGCTTTGGTATCAGAAGAACAAACCGGAGAAAGGTCGGTCCTTACCAACTACCTTTATTATGAACATGATGTTGGGCGACATTGTTGAAGCAGTGTTTAAGGGTCTTCTTACCGAAGCTGGTGTTTCGTATGACAACAGTGAGCAAGCAACGCTTGAATTAAAAGATGGCACAAAAATTAATGGGACTACAGATCTCAGTATCGACGGTGCTGTTGATGACATCAAGTCTGCGTCACCGTGGTCATACACATATAAATTTGTAGACTATGACACACTAAAGAAAGGTGACGCCTTTGGATATGTAGGTCAGCTAGCAGGCTATGCTAAAGCCTTAAACAAACGTGCAGGTGGATGGTGGGTTGTCAATAAAGCTAACGGACAATTCAAATATGTTCCTGCACAGGGTCTTGAAATTGATGAAGAAGTTACTAAATTAGAAGATACAGCACAGCGCATGGACGCCAACGAGTTTGAGCGTTGCTATGAGCCAGTACCTGAGTTCTTCAGGGGCAAGCCTACGGGTAACAAAGTACTCGGCAGTGTCTGTAAATTCTGTGACTTTAAAGAAGATTGTTGGGAGACGTTAGTAACTCGCCCATCAATACCTTCATCTGCTAAAGAGCCACCAGAGGTGGACTACGTATACATAGAGGATAAATATAATGACTAACTTATACGATGAACTATCGCTAGAAGAACTAGCGGAGCGTATTCAGAACATGCAGGAGGAACTTACTGCTGCACGTAAGGAATACAATGAGAAGCGCACAGCTAATCTACGTAGCCTAATGGAAACACGTAGAGAAACTGAACGTGCTATCCGTGAAGAGATGATGAATCTCGGATACAAAACTTTCAAGACAGCAGGAAACATCTGGTCTTTCTAATGGACGCAAAGCGGTTTCGGGCTGCGCGAAAGAAGGGGTATAGGTCAGGGCTAGAGCTAAAGATAGCTCAATCATTAGATCAAACGGGCGTCAAGTATACATACGAGAAGCTCAAGATTGAGTGGGAAGATCTAGCATACAGAACCTATACCCCTGATTTTGTTTTGGCTAACAATATTATTATCGAGACTAAAGGGTTGTTTACTTCAGCCGACAGGCGTAAGCATGTTGAGATTAAGAAACAACATCCTGAACTTGATATAAGATTTATATTCGAGAATAGCAGACGTAAGCTTTACAAAGGCGCTAAGAATACTTACGCTAAGTGGTGCATACAAAAGGGCTTTCTATACTATGACCGGATCATACCGGAAGATTGGTTGACGGAAGAGCCTAATCCTGCTATAGCAAAGTTCGTAACCTTCAAAGGGGTAAAACGAAAATGAATAGCTTTTTGGAGGAGTTCACTACAGATAGCTTCTATATAAAGTTACAACCTATACGTAACAACTCTGGTAAGTGGGAAGGCGAGATAGATATATCAGCTATTATACATGACGACAATGGTCTAGAAACTGAAGAGCTTGGCGACATGCTACAGGTAGTTAATATGATGTGTGCCAGCATAAAGCTTTATGAAGACGACGATGAAATACGTGAGAAAGCTAGTGCCATAGTTGAGACATCCATGAATAACCCTGACTCTGAATATATGTTTGGAAGTGAACAACCAAAAGATAACAAGCCAACCATAACTACGGAAGGCAACGTCGTGACGTTGAACTTTAAGAATGATTGATGACGTAAACAAGCCAGAACATTACAACAAGACAGGCAGGGAGACTATTGAAATTATATTTGACTCTATGCTTGGTGATGAGTTTGAAGGTTATTTAAAAGGTAATGTGTTAAAGTATGTTACACGCTACAGATTTAAACACGAAGAAGATCCATTGAAGGATCTGCTAAAAGCTAGATGGTACTTGAATAAACTAATAGAGGTTGTTGAAAACAGAACATGAAGATACGTATGATGATTACCATAGAGGTGGATACAGAAGAGTATCCAATGCCGTGTGACGACAATGTTGCAGCGGAGTTAGAGTCTACCTTTACGGAGATCATCTACGACATAAATGGCCTAAACATACTTGGCTTCAAAACTACACAGACGGGGAACTAATATGGGAAACATGCTACCTACAGACTATCAAAACTTTATTGCACTTAGCCGTTATGCTAGATGGAAAGAAGATGAACAACGACGTGAGAGTTGGGATGAAACTGTCAGCCGTTACTTTGATTACATAGGTAGCTACGTCAGTAAGAAGTTTAACTTCGATGAGAAGTCCTTCAACAAGTATCGTAAAGATCTAGAGGAAGGTGTTCTCAATCTAGACACCATGCCTTCTATGCGCGCTGTAATGACAGCAGGTCCAGCACTAGATCGCTGCCACGTAGGTGCGTACAACTGTAGTTATATACCCGTAGATAGCCCCCGTTCGTTTGATGAAGCTATGTACATTCTTATGTGTGGTACTGGTGTAGGTTTCAGCGTAGAACGTGAGAATGTAGACAAGCTTCCTATAGTAAATGAAGACTTCCATGACAGCAATACAATCATCATTGTAGACGACAGCAAAGCTGGCTGGTGTAAAGCCCTACGTGAATTGATTGCCTGTCTGTATGCAGGTCAAGTACCTAAGTGGGATGTGTCTCTTGTACGTCCCGCAGGTGCGAGACTAAAGACATTTGGTGGTAGGGCATCAGGCCCAGAGCCATTAGAAGATTTATTTAATTTCTGTGTAGAGAAATTTAAAGGTGCAGCAGGGCGTAGATTGTATCCTGTAGAGGCACATGACCTTATGTGTAAGATTGGTGAAATTGTAGTCGTTGGTGGTGTACGACGCAGTGCATTGATTTCACTATCAAATCTTAATGACACATCTATGCGTAAGGCTAAGTCTGGTGAGTGGTGGGTACACGAAGCACAACGCGCACTAGCAAATAACAGTGTATCGTACAAAGAGAAGCCTTCTATGGAAGTGTTCTTCTCTGAATGGCATTCACTATACGAAAGCAAGTCTGGTGAGCGCGGGATCTTCAACAGACAAGCCGCTAAGAAACAAGTAGCTAAGAACGGTAGACGTAGTAACTTCTTAGATGAAGAAGAAACGAAGCAAATACAGTGGGGTACGAACCCATGTTCTGAAATTATACTGCGCCCATATCAATTCTGTAATCTATCTGAAGTTGTAGTGCGATCAACAGATTCAACTACGGATTTACTACGTAAGGTACGTAATGCAACTGTACTTGGCACACTTCAGTCTTGCTTGACTAACTTCAAGTATCTTCGTTCCATATGGAAAAAGAATACAGAAGATGAAAGACTACTGGGCGTTAGCTTAACTGGCATTATGGATCATCCCGTTTTGAATGGTTCTAAAGGACTTGACGAATGCGGCAGACTTCTGATACAATTACGTAATGAAGCTGTTAAGACAAACGCTAAGATTTCTAATGACTTAGGTATCAATCAGTCAGCGGCTATTACTTGTGTGAAGCCGAGCGGTACTGTATCACAGTTAGTGGACAGTGCTAGTGGTATTCACGCTCGTCATAACCCACACTACATTCGTACTGTACGTGCTGACAATAAAGATCCTATGACACAGTTTATGATTGACTCAGGCATACCAGCAGAGCCAGACTTTATGAAACCAGAAAGCACAACAGTGTTCTCATTCCCAATGAAGTCACCAGACAATGCTGTATGTCGCAATGACATGTCTGCACTAGAGCATCTACAGTTATGGCTTACATATCAAAACCATTGGTGTGAACACAAGCCAAGTATTACTGTGAGTGTACGTGAAGAAGAATGGCTAAAGGTAGGAGACTGGGTATATGAAAACTTTGACAGCATTTCGGGCATTAGTTTCTTACCCCATGTTGAGCATTCTTATAAGCAAGCTCCATATCAAGATTGTTCTAAAGAAGAATATGATACGCTTATTGCAAAGATGCCAAAGGCTATTGATTGGACTAAGCTACGTGAGTACGAACGTGAAGACAACACTACGGGTTCGCAAGAACTCGCATGTACAGCAGGAGTATGCGAAGTCGTTGACATCGCCAGTAGATAAAGCAACCGGAACTTTAAAGGACGTGCAATGATTGAAGTAGAAATAACTACCCAGATGATTGACAACGCAAGAGTTAAAGCAAAAGAACTCGGACGTTTACGCAATTCAATTACTAAAGGTGGTGGTAATCTAATAGGTTTCATTGGGGAAAAGATTGCCCAGCAATGTTTAGGCGGTGAATTAGTTAACACGTATGACTACGATCTAGTATTAGATGATGGTACAAAGATAGACGTTAAGACTAAAGCGACTACCGTTGCGCCTAAAGAAAACTATACGTGTACAGTACCTGCTTATAACACAAAACAAAAGTGTGACGCCTATTGTTTTGTCCGAGTTAAGAAAGATCTAACTGTCGGTTGGCATTTAGGTCTGTTAAAGAAGGAAGAATTTTTTGACATAGCAGAGTACTTTAAAAAAGGAGAGTTACATGCGTCAGGGTTTGTTTATAAAGGTGATTGCTACGAAACACTTATACATGATCTACGGGACACAATATGAAGAAGACGTTTCGATTCAACAAACATAAGAATGAACCACCTTTAAGACTACAGTATCAAAAAGGTTATGATGCTTTCTTTAACAGTAGACAATGGACACAAAGGGTTAATGATGCAACTGTTATTGTGACGGCCTGCCCGTTCAAAGAACACACACCGCAGGCTCGTGAATGGCAAAGGGGCTACAACACAGCTTACTTTGACAATCTGGAGAAACTGCATGGCACTACTGGACGACGTTAAAGCTTTTATGGAAAAGAAAGGTGCAGCTATGACCTTTGAAGAATACCAGAAGTTCTGTAAGACAACAGCTATCTACCCTGAAACCACTAAGCTGATGTATCCAGCATTAGGTTTAACAGGTGAAGCTGGTGAAGTAGCCAACAAGATTAAGAAATTAGTCAGGGATGGAGTACCTAAAGAACGTAAGGATTTAGACGCCGCTAAAGAACAGATAGCAGCAGAGCTTGGCGACGTACTGTGGTACTGTGCAGCACTCGCTAGTGATCTAGATGTTTCTTTAGGCCGTGTAGCTAAAGACAACATGGACAAGCTTACGTCCCGTAAAGAACGCGGTAAGATAGGTGGCTCTGGTGATAACCGTTAAGGTTTATAAGCCCCTTTAAAAACTTTACCCAACTCATGGCCCAGACCATACAAGCCTGTCTTCTCGACAGTCAAGTTTTCTGGGCCATCTTTTTGTGCGTAGTACGCTAGTATCTGTCCGTATGTTGTATCGTACAGTGTGCCATTAGCCACCATATTTTCATACAGTGTAAGTAAATGGTTATTAACTACAGCCTTAGTTCGTTTATCAATATTATCTAGCCAGCGCATTCTTGCGAATGGACCTGTATATATGTACAAGCTACGCTGCTTCAAGTTATTTAATATCTCATACGCTTTCTCAGGATTCTTGTCCTTCAGACGCATGATCTCTTCTCTCATTTTAGGAGTGTCTTCTCCTAATTTAGCTTGAATAGCTTTGATGTTAAAATATTCACCTATTTTTTTAGCTTCTTTTTTAGTACTGCTAATAACACTATTCATAAACAGACTACGCTGCTGCTTAGACATATTCATATATGTATCACTGGCCATGATACCTCTGATCGCAGTAAGCATATGGTCTGAGTGTGCTTGTCTTATATAAGAGTCTGCCACTCTATCTCCTGAAGGTCTAAACTTCTGCCACTCTGGTAAGCCAAGTGCATTCATCTCTGCCTCTACATCATTAGGTGGTAGCTCCATACGAGTACCTAATGTTTGTTTAGCTAGTGTGTTCTGTCTGTAGGCAGGATTCTCTCTGTAAGCAAACTTACGTATAGGTGCAGCTTCAAAACCTAAAGCCTCTTGTGCGGCAACAGGCAACACACCTTTAACATCTTCTCCGAAAGCAGATACCGCTCTTTCTTGTAGGCCAAAACCTTCTATGTTAGCTTTAGTGTCCCGAATAACAGCTTCGGTTTCATCGAATGATGCCATCACGTCTTTAACAAAGTTTGTTCCTACAAATGGAGACTTGACATAGGCAGAAAAGAATTGCCCTACTGCTGTACCAACTTTATCTTCACCAAAGTAACCGCCTGTCTCGTCTTGTTGCGCTAAACTAAACAGCGCTTCAAACATAGGTAGCTGTCCTGTAGCACGCATATTCAAACCTGCAATGGCTTCAGCTATGTCGGATAGTCCTGTAGTCGGACCACCTTCCGTTATTGCTTGGCCTCTCATTCCGTTTTTAAGATTAACTTTTATCTGTTCTTCAGTCATACCCTGTGTTTTAAGTATCAAGTCAGCAACAAGTAGGTATGGAGCTAGTGGAAATAAAGGCCGTGTATCAACATCGGAATCACCGATACGTAGTTTCCAGTAAGGATTCTCTTGTTGGTCAGATCTCATACGCATAGCGGCATACAGTGCAGCTGTACCTACCATACCTCTACTAAACGAACGATTAAGACTTGCGTAATCAATAGCTTTTTTCTGATCTGCCTTACGGCCTAAGTTAGCTGTGGCAGTAGTAATAGCCTGAACAGCATTCATAGCTGTATTCAACGGGCTGTATTGATATTGAAATGCCATTGCGTTAAACATAAATCTAGCAAATGGGAATACGACAGTACCCATTGGTATCTTCTCAATAAAGTCTATTGTAGTAGCTGCAATATCTTCTGATACACCTTTGCCTTTCTTAAAGCTATAACTGAAAGTACCTTTCAATGTATCTTCAGCAGCTTGTTGTAGAAACTTTGATGGTATTGTTTTGCCAGATAGTAGAACATCATTCATACCTTCTTTGATACCTGCACGTCTAAAGCTTTTGTCAAGCTCGTATGCAAACAAAGATCTACGAAAGAAACCATCTGATGCTATATTTAAACCGTTTAAGAAATTAGCTACGGCGGGAAGATTTTTGCCTTCACCAAACTCTGCATTGTTTCTAAATAATCTACGTGTTAAAGCGGGATCATTTACCAACGCTAAATCTATAAAAGCTCTAGCACCTGTAGCGTTTGATCTCCAGAGATTAAGTAATAGACCAGAGCTATCTAACCAAATATCACGCAAGCCATTACCAAAAGTAAAGTCTTTATCTCTAGCAACTCTACCTATATTAAATACAATAGACTCAATAGCGTTTGCACCTGTAGCAAATGTTATATTTGTTAAGCCAGAGAATATGTTACGTGCTGTAGTAGCTGGAGTGATAGTCATCATCGAACGTCTAAACCGTCCAAACTTATTATACATATCATACAGAGATTCATACGTAAGTTGTGTACCATCTACAGAACTAAAGTAATCATTAAGCATCTTACGCTGTTTTCTATTTAAAGAACCATGCTCTTTTAATACCCTACCTAACCGAGAAGGTACATTAAGTGTGCGCCCTGCCTGAGACATAGTTTCATCAAACGCTTTTAGTACAGCGTTATACATCTCGTCACCTTCAAACGTCTTGTCTGAAAACTTTTTAAGTATGTCAACAAAGTCGTCTACCCTACCCGTTGCTTCTAGTAGGCTCATAACTTCATCAACGCCGTCTTCATCTCTTGTAGCGTTTAAGGATTTGTCACGTATGTATTTATAAATATCTACAATCAAGTCTGTAGCTACATTGTCATTACGTTTAGATGCAGTTACACCATCAAGAATAATTTTAGTGAGAGCATCTTCTGTTTGGGGTAAACCCATTTTAGCAGCATCGTCAAATTCTTTTATTTTAAGTTCTACAATATCTGTAACAATGCCGCCCATCTTTTTAGATATATCGACCCGAAGCTGTGCTTGTGTAAACGGTTCACTGTCTGTCTCAGTACCAATCGAATCAAGTAAACGCCTATCTGCATCTGCATTAGGGTTTACACCAGTGGTTTCATCTAGCCCTATATGTTTCTTGATAGTATCAACAGTGTCAGCCGCGTCTTTAGCAGCTTCTGTTTCAAGATCTGTAGCCTTTAATAAACGCCCTGTTACATCACCCTGTACAGGGTCATTAGTTACTGCATCTACAAGAAGCTTTTCTACTGTAAGCTCATTATCAATCTGACCAAATCTAGCTTTAACAAAATTGTTGTAGTAATTTAGTGTCTGTCTCTTAGCGGCACGACCTGCTACTAAACCTTCAACACCACCTAACAGCGCACCAAAACCGCCCTGCATAATTACACTGTTCATGTCCGTGTGCATATCTTCATAGTTTAGATCTGGATCTACTTCATACTTTAAGTTACCGTTTTCATCTTCTACTAACTGTACCTTACCCTGCATTTCCATTTCTTGAAGCATAGCGTTTTCAAGAGAACCCTGTGCAGCACCTAATGCTGCATGAGATACAGTGCCTCTAAGACCATGCTTAGATAGATTCGCACCTAATACGTTAACGGTGATAGCTTTCTTAATAATTTGACTAGCTGCTGCACGACTAGCACCTATAGCTATAGGCGCACCTGCACCACCAGTAAATGCACCAGCTATTAAAGCCTGAGCAAAATTTAATGGGTCAGTAATAACAGCGCTAGCATAGTCTAGAAAACTGTTACCTGCGTCACCTAAGTGTTGCTCATATAACTCAGGTGCATTATTTTCTATATATGAATATACAGTACCCATCGCTTGCTTGGTCTCAGGTGAAGCATCACGTAAGAAACTAATTTCTTTACCCAATGAATAGCTGTTAGTTGTCATATATCTATGATGATTCATGTACCTATCATAGAAATCTTCGTCTGTTTCAGCATCTTCTTGTTTACCATCTTCGCCAAAACGATCATACATATACCTACGCATTGCGGCCATAACAGACTCATTGCTAAGTATTTTAGCTTTGTAGTCTTCCTCTTCGCCTGTCAGAGTAGCGGCACGTTCAAACTGATAACCGTCTTGTGTAGCAGATAAAGGATCTGTTATGGCGGTATCAATTTGTTGTTCGTCAGGCTTTTCAAATACAGAATTGAAAATGTCTAAGTCTTCTTGTGTAATTTCTACGTTTGCCATAAAGAGTCCTATCTTTCTATGCCATATTTACGCACTAAGTTATCAATCTCTGTTTCGTATGTACCTATTAACCCTCTAACTCTAGCTTTACCGTCTTCATTCATCATACGAATTTGCCCCATCAGATTTTTTATTTGGCCTTTACGGCGGTCTCTTAGCCTTTCTGCACGGGCTATATCTTCAGTGGACAAGCCTTCTTCTGATCCAGTACCTTCAGGTATAGTAAACCTTCTGTTAACATCACCGACATCTACGTCTGATGGTTGTATCTTTGTATCCTGCTGTTGTGTATCTCCTTTTTTACCACCGGCTTGATCTTTTATAAAGCCTCTGTCTTTTGCAAACTGTAGTACACGTTTCTTTTTAACTGCCTTTTCTTCAGCAGAAAGATCTGGGAAGGTTGAGTCTACACCGGCTACAATTATTTCTAAAGGTGTAGCTTCTGAGCCAGCTACATTTCTACCTGATGTAGAAACATTAGCATAGTCTCGCATGTCAGTCACATAGTCCCGCCCTACTATTGCTGCCACAGGTAACAGGTTTGTTGTGTTTCTATATTGTGGTGCCATAGCACTAAATTGTTCAAGAGTAGCTTGTTGCCAAAGTTCAATCTCTGCTTCTCGTGCTTCTTTTGCATCGTACGCACGGATTGTTGGCATTCCCTGTATTTCAAAAGCACTAGCTGTTTTATTTGTGCTAAATCTTTTGTCTAGACTTTTAAGTTCGTCTACTCGTGCGCTAGTATTCTTGTAGAAGTTTCTTACTCGTACAACACTATCGTAGGCTACTTCTGCTTCACGTACTTTTCTTTCGTTTTCAACAGAAGGATTATCAGCCAATGTTTTTCGCGCTTGATCTAACGCATACATTTCTTCTTCGCCAGCTAAATACCTTTTAGTGGCCTCTAGTCTTCTATTTGTCTCTGCGTCTTTAGCTTCCCCCTTAAGGCGTTTTATATCTAGATTAAACTTTTCTATATCTTGTTCTGCTTTAATCTTTGCTTGGTCGTAATCAAATTTTGCTTTTTCTGTTTCCGCTATGTCTTTTTCTATACCGCGCTTAGTCGATGCTGTTCTTAGATCTACACCTGCAAGTGATAAAGCTGCTTGCGCTCTATCATATTGTCCTGTAGAGGCGTACTTTTGATAGCCAGATAACTCATCGGTAATAGCACTAGCCTGTCTCTCCGCAACATCAGCACGTTGTTTAGCAAATGTTTCACCGAAAAGACCCATATCGTCGCGGAGAAATCTAGCCATACCAGTACGACGTTTGCTAAGATCATATGGTTGTGGTGTATACTTAAATGCCCCGCCTACTTGCATACGTGCAATGTCGTCCGATGTGTAGCTTCTGATCTCTTGATCTGCACCACGCTTAAACAGATGCGGTGCTATGTCCCGTAAACTTTTATTTTCTTGATCGCGTAATGCTTTAAGCTTTTCAATAATGCCATTAACCTGTGCAGTAGATTTGCCCTGCATAATTCTAGCAGCAGCTTCCATACCGTCTAGCTCTGTACCTAATTGGTCTGAAGAAGGGCTTCCAACTAATGCCGCAAACTGTTTAGCTTGTTCTTCAAAAGCATCAAATTTCGTAACGTATTTATCGTACTCACCTTTAACCGCTGACCTTCGACGGTCTAAATATTCATCAAAGTCTTTTTGCGTACCTTCAGTAAGCATAGTACCGAGATCTGTTTTTTCACCGAGACCACCTAAAATACTTTTACCTATGGATGTTGCTGCGCCTTCAGCAGCACCTATTAAAAAGTTTTTCCAGAAGCTCATTATACTCTCCTACTCATAAGACCTGATGACGGCGCTTCAACTTCAGAGGATATATCTTCGTCGTCCATTTCAAACTCAGCCATCTCTTTATCAGACATAGCAAAGTCTTCCATATCAAGTTCTGTAGGATCTTCACCGGCAGCAACGCTATCTGACATACGCTTCTGTACTACCATAGCCATAGACTCACTGAACCTGTTTTCGTCGTCTTCATCACCTGTCTCAATAGAAATATCCGTAAAGTTAGCTACAGTCTTAATGCCTTCTATTAAAATAGGAGACACAAGCACACCAACGTCTACACTATGTAAACCGTTCTGCACTCCTACCATTGTCATTTGTTCCGCTATGTCTATTGCAGAGCCACCCATTTCAGCTACACTAACTATAGTATCTACACCTTGGGGAGAAAACAGATTTTCAAGATAGTAGTCAGCAGCTTCACCTACACTACTAAATTGCGGCGGTTGCTCCCAAGGTCTAGAACCTAACTCTGTAGTTAAGCCCATACCCGGAATGGGAGCTTCAAAGTTTGGCTCTTGGGCCTGTTCTATTTCTTCTAAAGTATATGCCATTATACAATGTACCTATCATTAAAATTTTTTAATAGCGCAAACATATTTTTTGCTGCGGTGTTCTCAGAACCTTTTAATGTTTTAGGACTAGAATCTTTTGGTGTATTGTAAGTAACACCTATGCGCCCTGCTAAACCTCCTGTTCTAACAGTATTTTCTTTCTTTGGTGGTTCATACGTTTTTTTGAAAGCGGCATATGCCTGTCTAGTTAATCCCAACATTTTTGACTACTCCTAAATAATCTACTCGTAGATAACCAGCTTCTTCGTCTTCGTGTACAAGCTCTGGATAATATTTCAGAATATTCTGCGCTATAAAGCCTCTATTTTGATGCGTGTTTACACCTAATGTTTTAGCTTTATCTTTCCATTCCCACTTATACATCTTAATGCCGTTACCATAATCTTTAATTTCTTGTATGTTTTTCTTTAGTCGTATATCAGATGCGAAAAAGCTAGAGGCAATACTACCAATAACAGTACCAGCAATCTTACCAAAACCACTACCACTGTCTGAACCTGCTTCTGCTCTTGCTTTAATCTCAGCAATAGAAAGATTGTTTTCTCTTTGAAGCCTGCCCTCTTCAGCTTGAAATGCAAACTCAAATACGTCTTTATAAAGCTGCCACATATTGTTATATGCTAATGTAGAAAGCTCTAGTGTAGAACGTGCATTAAGTTCGTTAGCTCTATTCAGTGCTGCTGTATCTGCCGTAGCTATTTGCCTACGCCATGTAGCGTTAGACTGTGCAATTACAAGAGCGTTCTGTGCATTAAACTGATCACGTTGTGCTTGTATACCAGCATTGAACTGAGCATTTGCATTTGTTTGTCCTGCATTAAACTGACTAATTGCATTTGCTTGAGCTACATTAAACTGATCTGTCGTTGCTCTTAGATTAGCAAAGAACTGAGTAGTTTGATTTTCACTCTGTGCATTAAACTGTGCAGCAGCATTAGCAGCAGCAGCATCAGTAAACATAGACTGAATAGCTTGCTGAGAACTAAAGATAGATGTCTGTTGCCTGTTATTTAAATTAGCTAAGTCCATCTGCAAAAAGTTCTGTGCGTTTTGTACAGCTGCTTGTTGTCTATTGTTTAAGCTTGCCATTTCTAAATTAGCTAGTGCAGCAGCTTCTGCCATAGTTACAGCCTGTCTATTACTCAGGTTCTGCAAGTTAATTGTATTTGCAATACGAGAATTTTCTAACTGCACCTGTTGCTCTGCATTAAAATTCATGTTAGCTATATCAGAAATCTTACTAGCATTCATTACTCTAGATTGAAACGCCTGATCAAATTCTTGTCCCATAAACTGAGCGCGTTGCTGTGCCGCAAGCATAGCACGTTGTTGACGATTACTCAAGTTCTGAGATTCAAATTGTGCAAACACAGAAGCATCAGCTTGTGCTATAGGCACAGCAGCTTCCATTGCAGCCTGCACTACAGCTTGTCCTGCTAAACTTGAAGCAGATAAACCTCTCGCTGCCATAGTAGCATTAGCTGCACGCATAGCACCTGCTGCCCATGCAGGCGGATCTTTAGCGTCAAAGTCTGCATATAAATCTTCAAGCTGACCACGCACAGTAGCTTTTTCTGTAGGTGTGGCCGTAGCTGCTTGAATACTTTCAGTAAATTGCGCTGCCCTTTCGGCATTAGCTACTGGACTTACAAGTTCACCATTCTGAATTTCTCTTGTTACTTCATTGTTAAGAAGAATACCCTGTCCTTCTTGGGCTTTTAAAGATGATACATTTGTGTCATATTCTTCTGCCGCTGCCGTAGCTTGAGTTACTGTACCCTGTGCTGGACTTAAACCAGCAAGCTCTTCTTCTACACCTTCTTGTGTAGTTTCTACACCCATTTGAGCGGCTGGAGTTGTTTTAATTGTTCCGGCTTGCGTAGCTTCGGCTGTTGTTACACCAGCTGTTGGTGCGGCTTCTGCTGCCTGTCCAACACCATCACCTATTAATTGTTCTTGTTCTAATGGTACCCCAAACGCATCTACTGTCATTTCTTTTGTAAGAATAGGCTCACCTTCTGGAGTAAGCCCTTCCATCATAGCAGTAGTTCTATTTACAATTTCAGGACTATCTACTGTACCAGAAGGCACAGGAGCATAGCCATAAAAATTTCTATATTGAGAAAGATAATCTCTATCTGCATCAGTTATTTGATCTGATCTTTTTCTACCAATTTCATTATAACGATTAAGAGCATCTCCACCTGAAAGTGTCTCATCTCCAAATGTAAAATCTACGGAACTACGTAAATCTGTCAGTCTTTGTGTTTCTTCGTCCGTTAATTTATCTTGACTTATAGAACCTAATCGTTGAAGCTCATCTTGTTCTCTTGTGGTTAAGATACCACCTTCAGCAAACCTAACTACACCGCCTCTAGCGGCCATCATAGTTCCTACAGCTTGCTGTTGAAACTGTTCGTACTTAGCTTTAGCGTCTGGGTTCTGAGCTAGAAACTGTTGAAAGCCTTCTTTATTATATGGCGTAGCGCTATAGCCTGCTGCCGATGCAATGCGCGGCATAGCGGCATCTGAAAATTTAATATTAGTATACGGTGCAGCCATATTTTATTCCTTAGATCTTAATTCTTTAATCGTCTGATATATTCTTAACGACAACCAAATTACGGATAGCAATGAAGCCACAGCAGGCAGTATTTCAAATAGAGTGCCTACTGCCACTGTGACAGCAGACCAGTCAATAATAGTTTTTTCTGACGGGTCTAACATTTATTTATGCAGCCTTTTCTGGTTGTTGTTCTAGAGATTGCGCTAGCATATTGACAAACGCTTCTCTACCTACTTCAAGCTGCTGTACGTTAAAACGTGCGCTTGATAACTTACGATCAAGATCAGCAATATGATTAACCATAGTCCTTTGTTGATCGCTAAAGTTTTCTAATTCGTATTGTACGTCATTAACTACAATAGGGTTCTTTTTATCTTGTCCCATTGTTTAGTCCTTTCTATGGTTTAGTTGGCCATGTAATCGTGTTAGGAAAACCAGCCTGTTGTGGCACATCGAGCAAAGCTATACGATAGTCTGCCCATGCTTGTTGCTCTGCTGAAGACAGTTCTGCCCAGCGGAGAGGGTTTGTAACAATGGGGTCAACTTCGCGAACTAGAAGTTCGTCCCGCATCGTTCTGATACTTTGAGCTTTTTGCTCTTCGCTTCCGTAGTCAACTTGGCTAGTTACACCGTCGATGATTGTATTGTGACTAGAGTTTATAGCATTTTGCCAAGTCTCTTCTGAGACTTGAACATTAGGTTCTGGTATTGTATCATGTATTTCACTTTCATACCAGCCTAATATTTGACCGTTGTTTTCTACGTGTGCATATTTCATGGTTAAATCCCTATTGCTATATATATTGTATCTGATATTGCAGACGAACTGTACGTAGTAAAACCGGTTCTAGAACGATTCCAGTTAGAGTGATAGACGGTCCAAGCCTCTCCTGCATATTGCTCTGCAATAGAAGTTACTACCGAAAAACAATAGCTTGGGAAGGCAATCGGAAAAGTAACAGTATGATAACCAGAGGTAGAAGAATCAAAGCCCCATTGAATATAAAGCCCATTAGGTAACTTCACATATCCGCTAGACGTATTAGAACTACTATAACTTAATGCGTCATTACCATTATGCCATATTGTTCCTATCCCATCTAGCGCGTTAATTTCACCTGCCGTTGCGGTAATACCAAAGTCACCTAATGTAATGCTTCTAGTTGAAACTGCTCCATTAGCGTCTGTAACGTGACCGAGCGTATCTGTAGTTATGTTAAAGTTTAAATCACTGATAACTGTAACACCAGACAATGCGCCTGTGTCTATATTAATGTCATCACCCGGATGCGTTGGGTGTGTATAGTTATTAGCACTAGTAGCAATAGTATCTAATTTTGCACCATCAGTAGCAACGTCACGACCATCAACAGTACCGGATACTGTAATGTTGCCTGTAACACTAATACCAGAAGTATTTGTTGCAAGCTTTGCAGCATTATCGTAATACAGTGTAACAGCATTATCTTGATCTATGTAAATAGCATTATCAGTACTACTAGTACGAAGGATAATATCTCCGCCTGTACTTTGAATGTATAAGCTGCCAGTCCCCTGTTCTTGTATAACTGAGTCAGTACCATTATGCAAAATTTGTAAGTCATTACTATTACCAAAATATGCAGGAACATTATCTCGATGACTAGTAGAACTATAAAACGTAGCTGTACTACTAGCACTAAGTGTAGTAAAGGCACCACTTGACGTAGAGCTAGAACCTATTGAAGTACCGTCAATAGCACCACCGTTAATGTCTACAGTAGTAAATGTAGATGTTCCCGTTGAAGTTACGTTACCTGCGACATCGCCCGTAAGATTACCTGTTACATTACCAGTTACGTTACCAGTTAATGCACCAGTTACAACACCGTCTTTAAGCAATACGCTGTCAACAGTTACACCAGATGCTGCTGTAGTTTCATTAATAGTGTTTGTGGTAATAGCTTGACCAGAGCTAACAACAATATTGTTGCTGCCTGTTGTATTACCTATTGCAAGAATTTCAGATAATGTATCTACAGTATCTACTTGAGCATCTACATATGCTTTAATAGCTTGCTCTGTAGCTAAATGCGTAGCACTAGCAGATGCACCGGATAGTGTACTACTATTACGAACTCCTGTAATTGTAGTAGAGCTATTAACATTTAAACTTGCAGAGGTAAGTGCGCCACTTGCAGCAAGTGTTGTAAACGAACCTGCCGCAGCAGTAGAGCCACCAATAGGTGTAGCATTAATAGTAGCACCATCAATAGTACCACCATTAATATCAATAGTAGTAACTGTACCTAAATCTGACCATGTACCTGTTAATGATCCGCCACTACTAGCAGTTATTGCACCACCTACAGTAAGCGCACTACTAATGTCTGTAGTAGTAGCATTAATATCTAATGTAGTAGTAGTAATTTCTACTTCACTACCCGCATCAATATCTAATTGACCGGTAGTACTGGAATTAATAAAGTTAGAAGCACTACGAAACTCAATCTTTTTGTCAGTATCTACAAGAATGCTTTCACCTAAACCATCAATGTACGCTTTACCGTCAATATACAAATCTTTAAATTGTAGTACATTAGTGCCAATGCTAAGTGTGTTTGTGGTCTTAGGTTTAACTTCAGTAGCGCTAACAACAAGATCTTGTACAGGACCAACAAAAGTAATTGCACCACCTTCAGCAGCAGTACCGTCATGCGTATGACCAGACGTACTAAAGGCAGTTACGATAGCGTCAAATTCACCGTCAAGATCCGCACTGTTAATAACATTACCGTCAGATATATTATTAGACGTGTCGTTTCTTGTATATCCCGTACCCATATGTTATCTCCTTGCGTTGTTAGCGTATTCTATCGTAACAGCGTCTAATGTGTAAGATGGGTTAGTATTGTTACTTTCAAATACTAAAGACCCTGTATAGCCAGATCCTATTAATTGTGCTTCAAATACGTATTGTAACTTACCACCAAACAAACCAGATCCATACGTACCTAAACCATATAATGAAACTGAACCTGAAGTTTCTAATATATTATTTATAAGAACACCTTCAGGCTGTATTCCATCTACTTGGTCAAAGTCTAGTTTTAAATACGCATCAAATGAAACAATGCCTGATGGATCTGTATATAAAAACATTTTATAAAATGTCTTACGTACTCTCGGATCTGTTAAAGGTAAATTAGGTGTAGCAAATACTGCGTATATATCAGAACCATCGAAGCTATTGCCCTGCTCTAACTGATAAACATAACCATTATTATTGCCAAAAACAATTAATTCTGTTCCTTCATTTAAATGACTGTCTGCTACGTAGACTTGAATGCCTCTTGTTTCTGAACAGCCAAATCCTCCACCGCCTTCTTCAGCTAACTGTGTTACAATAATACCTAAAGCATTTTCCTGCGTGTAAGATGCGTTGTATCCTAATAATCTATACTGAGACTTACCCCTAATAACTACACTAGAGTAACTGGTACTAGAAGCTGTAAAGTTACTAAACTTACTCTGTATAGTCTTTGACACATTTTGAAAACTAAAGTCGCCTACTCTGTCTGTAGCACCCAATAGTCTTAAGCCGTCTGGTGCTAAAAACATTACGTCAGTACCTATTTCTTGAATACTGTCACCTGCTATACAACCAATGTCTCTAGTTACAGGATCTAATCTAAAGTCTGCTATAGTAGAACCTGCTATCTTAAAGATTGAATTTTCCGTAAAGATAAATAATTGCTCTCTAAATACAGATAATCCAACAATGTCGTCACCTACATTTAGTGTACCAGCACCATTGGCAGCACTAAAGTCTGAATCTGTATATACTGCTGTGAAAGTTATATCAGAACCTTTAGCAAAAAACAAGCTATTTTTAAAGTTTTTTACGTGCGTAGCTGCATTAACGTCAGTCGGCGCACTATCTAAAACGGTATATGTAGTACCATCATATATTGCTGGATTGTTAGCTCCATCAACAAATATAATTTTATCTGTCCCATTAAAGTTATACCGATCAAAGCGAAGCCTCCCAGCACCGTCGCGAGATACGGATAAGAATGTTATAGCTGCATTGTCTGCTGGACTGCTAGCTAATGCAGGATTAATTGCTAACGTAGCGCCACCTGAAGTAACCGTTGCGTCAGCAGTTATAGTATATACTTTATCTACTCCAGCTATTTTAAATACGTCACCGGCCTGCGGTGCTGCGGTTAAACCATCTACCACTAAACTAGAGCCTGTTTGTGATCCGCCATTAATTAGTACACTGCCATATGAAGGTAAATTAATATGAGTAAAACCAGATCCTGTTGTTTTAAACATATCAAAATTACGCTGCACTAACACCGTGTCTTCAAATACAGCTATGCCCGTCATTAAATGTTTTGTTGCTGTAGTTACAAATGTAAGTTCTGCGGCATTAGCAGGACTACTATCTAGTGACTCAGCTAGTGTTAATGTTGCTCTATTATTTGTAGCGTCAAAACTAAGACTACTTATAGTATATGTTCCGGTAACACCTGCTATAGTAAACGTGTCATCCGCTTCTGGTGTTTTGTGTATGTTTCCTATAATTAATGTTGTGCCTGTTTGTGAAGCACCATGAACAACAGGCTTACCATATGGCGGCACTAGTGTACTCTCATATTTAGTATAACCATTAATACGTCTATAGCCACCTTCAATAGATGGCTCAAAGTTACGTAATATTGTAGCACTACCCGGAGCGTTTAGACCCTGCTGTAAAGGACTAAGATTAGTTATTAAACCACCTCTAAACTCAATAGGGTAAGTTTGCCATGTTTCCATTATAGTGAATCCAACGATGAACCTGCGTTAGAAGATGAAGCAGCTAAACGTGCGCCACCCTGATTATTACTGACCATATAGCTACGTAGATACTCATATCTATTAATAAGCATACTACGCATATTCTTAATACCGTCTTCAAACTTCTGTAATGAAACTGTAGCCATCTGTGTGTCACCCCTAAACAAATACGCGTAGTACATTGACCCATCTACAATAATATGTTTAAAGCGTTCAGGTACATTGGGAACGTCTGTAGCTAGTTCTAAATCTACCGGTATACGATAATATTCATAAACAACGGTATACGCTTTATCTGGTGGAGGAACCATTCCGTACTCTAATGACGGTGCATGAAATACATAATTAGGTAAGCTGTTACTTTCAGTAAGTGTCTTATACTCTTGTGATATAGCTTTCTCTAAATATTCTTCATAATCTAATACCTTTAATTTTTTAGTATTAGCACTTATAGAACTATCTTCTTTAATTCTAAAACTATCAAATGATATAATCTTACAGTCATACGGAAATGGATAGCGTGTTATGCCTGCACTAAGAATATCTTCTTGCATAACATGGTTAAATGGCCAGCTATACTCAGACTGATTGATATGCCTAAGTGACGCATTAACTGAGTCTTTAGCATGAGCATAAAAACCTTTAGCTGTACTAAAGTTAGATGACGTTAGCTCAACTTCGTTAAGCCGTCTGTTTATTTCGTTTACAAGACCGAGAAAATTGTATGCCATTATTTCTCTCTTATAGTTAGTTTAATAGACCGTTCAGCAGTGCTTCCTGTATTGTCTGTCATTCTGCACATGAAGGTATATTCACGATTAAGAACACCACCACCAATGTTAATTGTAGCAACAGTGTTAGTGTTTGATGATGATACATTTTGTATACTGTCTGTAACTGAATTACCAGATGCAGTGGTTAAGTCTTCACCGTCTGCTAGTGTAGTCTTACCAATCTCATTGGTTTTAACGTACCAAATAACAGAACTGATTGTTGTGTCTTCCGCTTCTAAAAAGCGTGACCAATCTACACTATAGTCTAGTGTTTCATCAGGATCTTTAACAGGCCATCTAAAAGACATTCTACTACTCCGCTACGTAAACAGTTCGATCATACGAATCAGTTTTTCTTTCTACATATACAGTACGTTGTTCTTTAGGTACTCGTATAGTTCTTTCATATGTTGTAGACATTATGCAACTCTCGGTATATACACACAGCGCCTTCTACTATACTGTGTTTTAACTGCATCAAAATTAAATACTACGCCTATTGGTGTAGGTGAACCAACCGTAAGGTTTAAGGCATTAGTAGTAAGAACATGCGTTACATGCAGTGTAGGTGTACCTACAGAACCTGTAGCTTCTACCCCTACAAAGCTATCTACCAAGTACGTAATAAACGGTACGCCAATAGAGCCTGTAGCTTCAACGCCTGTCGGTACTACAGCAACATTTGGTTGTGCTGTACCTGATGCACCTGTTGCAGAAACACCGCTAACATTTGTAACAACATTAGTTTGAAGCGTTCCTACAGAGCCTGTAGCGTCAACACCATCTACAGAGTATGTTAAGTTAGGTGCTACTGTACCAGCACTGCTAGTGCCTTCTACGCCGCTTACAGGCTGTGTTATTGGTACGGTAAGGGTACCTACGCTACCTGTAGCAGATACGCCTGTAGAGGGCTGTTCTACCGGTACAGTGACACTTCCAGAACTACCTGTACCAGATACACCGTTTATACCTACATTAGCAGTAAGGTTTAGTGTAATAGTACCTATACTACCGGTAGCAGATACACCCGTGACAGCTACATCAGCGTCTATGTAGGCGCTACTAGCTAATGGAAATGAAGCTAGAGGTGATATAGCGGTCATATGTTATGCCTTACTCGGCTTCTTGAATTGTTAACACGCCTTCTTCTACTTGGCGCAAAATTTCAGCGTAGTGGCGGTTGGCTGGATCGAGTGGGACGGATAGCTCCTGTCCGTCTATGGTTGCGGTGATGCTTGAGTTATTACCTCCACGCCCTGCAATGTACTGTGCTGATGTAATGTTCATTGCTTATAACTCCGCATCAAATGTTAAATTAGCATTCGGTGTTGTATCTCTATCAATTAACTGTAATGCATCTCCAGCGCTGTAACCTGAAGCCGCAGTTAATTTAAGAGTAGATTGGCTTTCATTGTGGTGATATAAAGTCATTGCGCTTATAGTTTTATTGGAAGGGTCGACACCAAACCCGCTTAAACCGCTGTTGCCAAGAGTTGGAGTTGTACGCATCGTGACGGGATGCCTAATTCCTATTGATATATCACCTGTTCCTGTATTCCAAGCTATTCCATGTCCAAATACATGATATGCTCCACTTGAATTAACTTTGTTAAAATACCTCTGGCACCGTGCAAGCTCATCCCCATAGCTGCGATGCTCGAACGGGGTTGCTTCAGAGCCGACCTCTAGTTGGGCTCCTGCAAGTTGCCATGTAGCGTTTGTCGTAGTTAGAACAGCGTCTGTATCTTGTCCGTCTGCCCACGATGAAACAACATATGAAATCCAACCAGAAGAAGATGAAGTACCTTTAAAATTACTTCCAGCACCTAAATGCCAATTTACATAAAGACCGATTCCATTGTCATTATCTATAGCACCACCAGCAAGAGTGTTAGCAGAAAAAGTAACAGTTTTATATTCCCAAGTACCCGCAGAATTTATTGTATATGTTTTGTTGTGTATCTGTCCGGTATTGTCACCTTTGTATAAACCTACGGCAAAAGTTCCAGTTACACTAGATTTTACCCAAAAAGACAGTGTTACTTGTTTCGCTGAACTTGTACCGTAACCTAAACCTTGAAGATTTTGAGCCTCAATGCGTTGGTTGAGATAAGCGTACTCGTCAGAAGCTATCGCTGTTTCAGCGGTGGTAACAGTTACCTTTAAACTAGAACCAAAATTATCTGGTGCATCACTGTCTTGTGTTAGCGTTCCTGCCAAATTGTCTAAATTAGCACTACCCCATTGAAACCTATCTGGCCCAAACTGACCGCTGGCAAGAGTTCCTGCGCCCCTCTGATATATTTGCATAGCACCATTAATCAGCAGGTTCCGATACCCGTGTACCGCTGTGTCTGCAAAGCTGTTGTTCTGGATTGTGCTGAGTGCCATTGGCTGGGTCCTTACTCGTTAGCAGCTATTGCAGCATTTACAGCGGTCATGTCTTCGTCGGTCCAGAAGTCTTTAGCCACCATAATCTTCAGGTGATCGACGTTGCGCTGAACGCAGTCTGCCCACTCTGCATCGTCCATGTCTTCTGGTTGTCCAGCG